AAAGGTATGTATATCCCTTGCTACACCGATCATTGTTTTACCAACGGCATCGGACCAACCACCTATCTTTTCAGGTAGTCCATATCTAAATCTAACATTATCACAATCAATCCAACCTCCTTCGGCGCCGTATTGTGTGTCTTGTTTATTTATACCGGGTTTAAATATTAATTTACTTAATGGCATATAATATCCTTATTAGATGAGGAGTGTAGTGTGGTGGTAACACTCCTCATCAAACAAGAACTATATATTACTTTTTATTAATTTTAAAGCCTTTAAACCAAGAAGGTAAACCTAATAAAGGTCTTGTATCATAAAGGTTATTTTTAGCTTCTTTCTTTTTAGAATCATTATAATGTAAAAATACTTGACCACAATCTTTACCAGTAAATGCTTCTCTCCAATGTTCTAATTCACATCCCATATAAATAAGCATATCACCTTGATCTAAATCTACTTTGATGCCTGCTTGTTTTTCTTTACCAGTTGGATCAAGATAAATTGGCCAAGGGTCACCACCTAAATTTAATGTTGTAGATATTTCACAAGAATATCTATCTTTATGTCTATGTAACACATCTCCATTTTTATAAATTCTTGCATATGAATATGCAGGTTGTAATTTATAATTTGTTTCTTTTTCCATTTTTTGTAATAAACCTTGTAATAAAGTTTCCATTACTAAATCAGAATAGTGAGAATACGTATTAGGAATTTGTTGGTCATTCCATATACCAAAGTATTCCGTATAAGGTGATATGTATTTAGAATCAAACATAACTCTTGCTACAGCTCTTTTGTTTAAAAAGTAAGTATAGCAAAATTGTGCCAACTCTTTTGATATGGCTCCTTTTAATACTTTGTATTTATTTTTTTTGAATGACATTTTTTCTCCTTTGTATCTCTTGTTTCTTTTGTTCAATTAAGTTTTCTACAAAATCATTTGGTCTTCTACTTCTATTTACACCTAATAAAGTTTGTACGAAATTATTTAATTTCCGTTTTATTATTCCCAACGTTTAATACTCCTTTTGATATTGCTTGTATGTTCCAATGTATGAATCTAAATGGTTCATAACCATTATCTACAGAATAAAGATGAGGCATAAAAGAATTAAAGAAAATTAATCTTCCTGGTTTTACTTTATAATGTATTTGTGATGTAGCCATTGTTACTTGTGATTTATCTTTTTCAGGTAGTAAGTTCATCATACGACCTGCTCTTGGATCTTCAAATACAGGTGCTGATGTAGCATCACTAGCTTTTAAAAAATAAAATCCTGACATATGTCCATTCCAATGTGTATGTAATGTATGGTGTCCACCACCTAATTTAGAAAATTCTTGTACCCATAATTCTGTTAAAAATAATTGATGGTTAGTTAAATCAAAACCTTGTTCAGTTAATAAATTATGTGCAGTTGCTAATATCCAATTTTGTAATTCCATAAAATCTGGATGATTAATTAAACTTGTAGAATGATGAACCATACCGTGATCTTTTTTATCACCAAACTTTTTAGTTCTTTCTTTAATAAGTTTTTTATTATTTTCTTGTGCTTCCTTAATAAAAGGATCAGAAGCTTTATCTAATTTACTAACCCATTCAGGTTTATCCATCCAATAAATCGGACAAGGAAAGTAATGTTCTGTATTTAATATGTCTTTTTTAATTTCTTTTTGTTTTTTCTTTTTCATATTTCTCCTATCTAAATGGCCAACCTAAATTCCATATAACTAATGAATATCTAGAGCCTTTTTTTACTGGACATACTCTATGCCATACAAATGAAGGAAATACAACTAATGAACCTTTAGGTAATATTTCTGTGCATTTATAAACATTTCTTTTTTTATCTGGGTCCATATTTCTAAAATCAAATTCTAGTTCACCACCAGAATATTCTTTAGGATCAGATAAAGATAAAGTTACTGATAATTTTCTAATCTTACCATAAGTTGGATCATTTCGATTTTGTGGTAAATAAGGTTTATCCCAACTGTCACAATGCCAATCATAGTATTGTCCTTTTTTATATTTTGTAAATTGACAAGATTCAGACCAATCCCATTGAAAGTTCCAACCTGCATTTTGATTTGCAAGATTTACATAAGGTTGAATTTCTTTATAAATCCAACGATCATTTAACCACACAATATCAGAATTTCTTTTCTTTTTTAAATCTTTAACTTCTTTAGCGTTTAATTTTTTATTACCATAACCACCTGTTACAGCCATTTCATCTTTTATTGATTTTGCATATTTGACGATATCATCGCAAATTCTTTCGGGAACTGCTTTTTGAAACCACCAACAGTAATTTGTTAAGTTCATATTATTTCTAAATTCTTATAATATCTTATCAATAAACTGTCAAGTATTAGAAAGGTACAACAAAGTCATCTGTTGCATTAAATGTATGTGTAATCGTAGTAGGTGTACTTGTTTTACAACCACCAGTAATTAAAGGCGCTCCAACTGTGCACGCAGGGTATTGAAGAATTACAACACCTGATCCACCTAGACCTCCTCTTTTTGGTCCAGTTGGCGCAGCAGGAGGAATGTTTAAACCTTGTCCTGATCCACCTCCACTACCAGTATTAATATCTCCATCTTGATCAGCAGCAGGTACTAATTCATTATTGTATTCACCACCTCTACCACCACCACCTGATCCTCCAGTTCCACCAGGTCCTCCAGCACCAGCCCCACCGCCACCACCTGCTCTTGTAGTACAGTCGCCTGGCCAACCACTTGATCCAGCACCACCTGGTCCACCATCAGTAGCATTTGGTGTTGCTGTTCCAGCACCACCAGCTCCGCCTCCACCACCTCCACTTTGGTTTCCTGCAGCATCTCCTCCAGGATTACCTTCTGGGGGTGAATAACCTCCAGCATTTCCAGCTCCTCCCGCAGGTCCTCCACCTTCTCCCGATCCACCACCAGATCCACCTGGAGCACCTTGTTGACCTGGTCCTTGACCAGCACCACCTCCTGTTGAAGCAAAAGTTGCTCCACAACCAGTAGCACAAGTATTAAATGAACTTGAAGTACCTGGTGTTGACAAAGGAGTTACAGGACTAGGCCAAACTAAACTAGTTCCACCTGCTCCAACAGTTACTTTAAATGTATTTCCTGGAGAAATTGCATAAGAAGTATTATATCTATAACCTCCAGCACCACCACCTCCAGCTTGACCATATCTTCCAGCACCACCACCTGCTACTACTAAAACATTAATATTGAAAGGTGCAACAACAGGATTAGATGGCCACGATCCTTGTTTCACTGCTTGAAATTGACTTTGTAGAGACCATACTCCACTTGCTTTGTTTAATTCTTTTACTAAAACTTGTCCTGAACCGCCACTAGAACCTACTAGTGGATAAAAAGTTTCTGTAGAAGTTTTAGCTCCACCACCGCCACCTGTATTTGTTCCTCCATCTGTTCCGCCACCTGGTCTTGGCGCTCCTGATGCCATACCTTGACCGATTCCTCCACCACCTGGAGCTGCTGCAGAATTAGGTGAACAAGGATATGATCTTCCGCCAGCTCCACCACCGCCAGCAATAAAACCAGCAGCAGTATAAAAAGGTTGAGGGGCTGCTCCAAAAAATGGAGTAATATCTAAACCATTACCACCCGCATCAGGTGTTGTAGGAGGAGATGTTCCTCTTGTTCCTGCTGAACCAGCACCACCACCTGAAGCTGTTCCACCTGGAGCAAAGTCATCAACATTTCCACCTCTGTTTCCATAACCATAAATTCCTGAATCGCCTGGTTGGCAAGCTTGAAGACTTAATCCTTGAGTTGATGTAGCTGCAGGAGCACCTCCCATAATACCACCACCTGAACCACCTGAACCTGAAAAAGGGTCAGATGAACAAGTTGAAGCAAGAGGATCACCTGAAAAAATTGATTTTCCACCACCTAATGCTGTTAAACCAAAACCTGTAGTATTACAACCTGGAGTTCCAAGATTTGAAACTGGACCACAGGGAGCTGTACCTGCTGTTCCACCTGCACCAATAACAATAGGATAAGATGTGTTGCCGCAAATAGTTAAACCTGGATGTAAAACAACACCGCCACCACCTCCACCTGCACCTGGTGTATTTCTAACTCCAGAAGTACCACCTCCACCACCAGCTAACATTGCTGATATTAAAGTTGTACCTGGTTGTGAAGTAAAACAACCTGTAGCATTAACCGCAGTTATTTTATTCTTCCCAAATGAAGATTTGTTTGATTTACCGATTATGCCGCCATTTGATCTGGCCATTGATGTCCTCCTATGCGGACACCCAAGTTAACCCTGATGCGTCCCAGTTAAATGAATTTTGTGGGTCTGATCTGTCTTTAGCAGTCCATTTTTGATTAGCTTCGTCCCAACTAATGATATAAAATTTTTCAGTTCCATTATCATCGTAAGATTGAATTGTTGGATAAGTTACAGGAGCTTGCCAGTCATCATTTGAATCTAATGACCAAGAAGCAAAAGGTTGTGGTGCTAAAAATTTATTTTTAGCAAAGTCATAAGTATAACCTTTTCCTGCGTATTGTTTTCTAAAATTAGAATTGTAAGAAGTTTGTTTCCAAGTGCCACCACCAAAGAAATTAGAACACCAATTTTCTCCTTCTGGACCTTCATCAGTTGGTACGTGTCTATTGTCAACAACAATAACTCTTTCTACCACCCAATTAGTTCTAGACGAATCAAATTGATCTGTTTTTTGTTTTAATTCAGCAAAGTGTGCCATAATTTTTGTCTCCTATGTTTGTTTTTATACTTAAATTTTTAACCTTTGTAAATATATATTTTTATAAAGTTAATGTTCCAGTTACTGTAAATATAGCTAAAGTATCAGTTCCACAAGTAGTTGTTGTATTAGTTCCTGGTGATACTGCAAAAGCAGCTGGTTTACAAGCTGTTGGTATTCTAAATACAGCAATACCAGAACCTCCTGCACCACCTGTATTAGATGATCTACTAGCTCCACCACCGCCACCTGTATTAGTTGTTCCTGACGTACCTGTTTCTCCACCCGCATCTGCTCCATCGCCACCACCGCCAGCTCCACCTGTTCCACCATTTGTAGGGTGTCCACCTGCTCCACCACCAGCAAACCATCTTCCAGGCGCTGGTCCTGGTGTTCCATAACTTGGTGCAGTTGGAATACATCCAAAAATTGCTCCTGCTTTACCAACTCCACCTAAACCACCTTGAGGTCCTGTTCCACCACCTCCAGCAGCTCCTGCTCCACCACCACCTCCAGCTGAAGCGTCTGGGCCTGTTGGTAAACTAGCTCCTCCAGGATTACCAATTCCACAAATTCCTGTTCCTCCAGGATTTCCACCTGATCCACCTGATCCACCGCCTCCAGATGCTCCTGGATTACCTGCTCTTATTGTAGCTTGACAAGGAACACCTGAAATAAATGTTCCTCCTCCACCACCGCCTGGAATTGTTATTAGACTAATTGAAGTTAATCCTCCAACACCTCCACCTGCTGCCGTAGGAGCTGGTCCTGGTGCGCCTGTACCTCCTCCGCCGATAGTTACAGTATAAGTTGTTCCATCTGCTAAAGCTAAAGCTGTATTAGCAGGTTCACAATAAGAAGTTTTAAATCCTCCTGCTCCACCTCCACCTCCATTGTCAGTATTATAAGAAGAACCACCGCCTGCTCCACCTGCTACTAATAAATAATCATAATTTTTGTATGTACCTGGAGTTGTAGTAAAAAAACCTGAACCTGAAAATAAATGTTGTGTGTTACATCCAACTGTTGAAACTGTTCCACCACCTGCTCTTTGTGATCCTGGATATTGAATAATAACTACGCCTGATCCTCCAGTAGAACAAGGACCACAACCACCGCCACCACCTCCAGTATTAGCTGTTCCTGCACCAGCAGTACCACCACCACCTGCTCCACCTGTTCCATTAGTTGTATTTCCACCACCACCGCCTCCACCTGCTCTTGTAGTACAGTCGCCTGGCCAATTAGAAGATCCTGCTCCACCATCTCCACCAACACCTGGTCCTGGAGAGTTTGATCCAGCAGCTCCTGCTCCACCACCGCCACCACCAGCATTATTTTGTGGTCCTGGTGCTCCAAGTCCTCCTGGATTTCCTTGAGATGTAAAAGTAGTAGGAGTATTTCCTGATCCTACTGGTGTACCTTGTACACCACATCCTGTTCCAGCTCCACCACCTGAACCTCCATCTCCTCCGCCGTGTCCACAATTAGGTCCTGGAACTGAATATCCTCCAACACCTCCTCTACCACCACCTCCAGCAGTAAATGTTTGAATATCTGGTCCTGAAAAACTTGAATCATTTCCTTTACCCGCAGGATTACTAGGAGTATAAGTTGGAGCTACAGGTCTAGAAATTTGTGCACCTCCTGCTCCTACAGTAACAGTATAATTATTATTAAATGATAATTCTAAATTTGTATTAAATCTATATCCACCTGCTCCACCACCTCCACCTCTACAAGGTATAGTACTTCCACCACCGCCAATTGCTAAAATATTAATTCCGCCAAAAGGTGTTATTGGCCAAGCATCATTTAATCTTGCTTCGTAAACTTCACCTAATGTAAATACGCCCGTGGCTCCTGGGCCTGCTGTTGAATTTTCTTCTATTGCTATTAAACCTGATCCACCATTACCACCTGCTTCACAACCTGAACTTTGAACAGTCATAGCTCCACCACCACCGCCTCCAGTGTTTGCAGTTCCTGGAATTCCTGGATTACTAGGTCCCGCACCACCAG